GTTCCATCAGGCATTTTGTGATAACCTTTTGGTACATCTTTTTCTTCATTCTTTTCGTCTTTTTCAATTGACTTTGCAATGTCGTGTGCTTTAGTGATAGTTGATTTTTTAAGAGGTGGTTTATCGCCAGTTGATTTCATAGCCTGAGCCATTCCAACAGCATAAGGATTATCTACAGCTTCTTTTTTTTCATCTGAAGATTTACCTATTGTTTTGTGTACAAGGTTATCTAATTTTTTATGAAATGTATCTAGTTGTTTATCACTTACTTTTTCATTCATATTATCGTAAGCTAATTTTTTAGCTTGCATTTCTGAAGAAACCTCATCTGATTGGTTATAATCACCATCTTCATTATCATAATAAACCATATATTTACTACCTGATTTATGATAATATCCAATCTCTTTTCCTTTAAACATAAGATTAAAGTTTCCTTTACCATCACGTTTTACTTGTACTTGACTAGCACTTTCTGAAACTTCTTCATTTTTTTCCATCATCTTATCAACTAAACCTTCTTTTTTTCTAGTGTATTCTACATCAAAAGGATAGAAAGCTTTTACTTGACCTCCTCTTTTAGGACCAATTTTTTTCTTACTTCTTAAATCATCTATCATATCATCTGCAGCATCTTCAGCGTCCATTTTATCCATAGCATCAACTACAACAGTTACCTCATCTTCTCCACTAACACCTTGATATGTTACAGTACCAGTAACTTCATATCTTCCCTCTTTAATATCTTCGTTTTTCGCTTTGTATTTGTCATCAATTTTATTAAAAAATGCTTTCTTTTCAGCAGGTGTCATTGAACCTATACCTTTTCCAGCTTTATCTAGTTCTTTTTTGAACATATCTTGGTAAGCATTGTCGTTTAATTTTGATGCTTCATTCGCCATTAATTCTTCTATGCTACCTGGTTTGTGTTTTAAATAACTCATTTTATTTTCCCTTTACTTGTTTCGCTAAGTCTTTGTCAGCGCCACCCCAGGTACCTGAGGATTTTGTTACGAATGAATTAACACGAGCAAACGCCCATTGTTGTTGAGAAGCGCCAGGTCTGTGTCCAGATTTCCAAGCTGCCATTCCTCTATCATACACTTTTTTTAATATAGAATATGGCATACCACTCTTGTCAGCTTTCTTTTGTAAGCCAGCGATTGCCTCTACATATAATCTTCTATCTTCTATATTTGTTTCTTCAAACTTACCTGTCTTTTTGTATATCTTGTTTCTAGCAACAGTAGATACAAAAGGTATATTTGCTTTAACTAATTTTCTTAAATCATTTAAATCAATTCTATCTAAATGTTTTGAAAGTTTGTTTGCTTGTTCAGGTGATATTTTTTTAGGTGCTGTACTAAAAGATTTTTTAAGTCTATCAATCATCTGTGAAGTAAACTCTTTTATTTCTAAAGCTTCTTCTATTTCTTTATCAGCAAATAGTGGTGATTTAACAGTTGACATAGTTTTTTTAAAAACTTTATCTTTATATTGTTTAATCTTTTTCTTTAATACTTTTAATTTAAGTTTATCAGATACTTCTTTTATTTCAGTATCGTTCTTCAACATCTTCTTTGCTAAATCTTTATTCTTACCTTTTAGAGCAGCTTTCTTTTGAGCATCATAATACTTAATCATGTCTTTTGCTCGTTGTAATCTTTTCTCTCTATCTGTCATAGCCTTTTCAGAAATATCTTCTTTGACTTCTTTTTTTTCTTTTTCTTTTTTAAATTCAGCATGAGCAATACCAATTGTTAAAGGCACTTCACCAGTTTCTGGATTTGGTTCTGGTTTGATTGTTTTGTTTTTTTCATTTTCTAATTTTTGTTTTAGAATATTGATTTGACCCTGAGCAGCAATTAGTTGTTTCTCTAATGCATCAGTATCTTTTTCTTTAGCAAGTTTAATTTTGTCAGTATCTGTTTCTTTTGATACATCTTTTTCTTTATCTTCATCATCAATTGCTTCACCAATTAATTTTTTAACCATTGATGTAGATAGTTTTAATCTTTTCGCAATATCATCTATACTTTCGCCTTCTTTATTTGCTTTAAATATATCGCTAATCTTTTCATCTATCTCATCTAATTCAACTTCTTCTTTTTTTACTTTAGCACCTTTACCATATTGGTCAACATATCTTTGTGCTTCAGCAGGAGTATTGTATCTTCCTAATTCCATAGTTGTGCCATCTTTTTTAGTAATAACTACAGTGTATTTTTCTTCTAAACTTTCATTAGCTTTTTGTAAAGCGTCTTTAACAGACGAATTTTTAGACAAACCTTTTTCTAACTTTTCTATTTCTGCCACAGCCTTAGACATATTGTTGGCAAACTTTTTAGCAATCTCTTTTGCTTTTTGTACTAACGCATAACCTTGAGGTGTTTCATTTACTTCTTCGTTTTGTTTCATATCAGGATTATACATTAAATAATCGGAAACTGAATTGATATAGTCTTTTGCTTTTGTAATTTTAGATTGTACCCAAGCTTCTAATGGATTACCTTCGTCTGATTTACCTTGTAGTGCTGAAGATAGTTGAGTAGCTTTATCTGCGATGGCTTGTAACTCACCTCTTGCCATTGAAATTTCGTGGTCTTTATCGTCTTGTTCTTTAATACCTCTTACTTGTTTCAAGGCTTCTGACATTGTTTGTCTGTATCTACTCATTTTTTCTCCTATAACGCAGAATGAATTGCGTCCCAATTTTTAATTTTTCTTTTCAAATCATTCATTAATGTTTTTTCTAATCTTTGTCTAATTTGTATAGCATCATTTCCGATAATTGAACCATAAGTATTGTGTATTGTTTCTAATGCTTTGTAAGCATCTGCTAATTTTTTATCTCTTAAAATTTCAGCAGCGATATATCTTCTAGTTTCAAAGTGGTCGTTTCTAGCTGTCTTCGCTCTAATATATTGTAAATTAGTTTTACTAGCTTCCGCTTCTTGTAAGTCTAATCTTAATTCTTTTAATGTTTTTTTAGTCATTAGTTATTTACCTTTGCTCCCGCTCTCCATTGATAACACGACCAATATCTGGCCTTAGTTTTTGGTCCTGGATTATCACAATTGTGTCTTGCTCTAAAAGATTTTCTTCGAGCTGGGTCATCTCTCTTAATACTTAATCCAGTTGTATCACCAAATGATACTTTCTTTACCTTATCACCGTCTTTTACATATACATAAAACTTTTTACTACCACCTCTTATCGGGTCGTTTAATTTTACTTTTTTACCTTGATATTCTGCTTCGTAAATACCTTCAGCTTCGTGTTCAAAGATACATTCTTCACATGATTCATCAAGTTTTTCGTACTCTTTAAAAGTTTTCATTATAGTTTTTCCATCATTCTTTTCACAACTTCGTCTAATTTAGAACGCCAGTCATCTTTGTATCTTTCTCTATATTTATCCATTGTGGAATCCGAGATTGCCCATTCTTCTATATCTTTTTTCTTAACTTCTATATCAGTAGTTTCTGGTCTTGTTACCACTTTTTTATTGTTTTCTTTAGTATTACTTGGTACATAACTTCCACCTTGATAATTAGGGTCATACCCGTCTTGTCCTGGTGTCAATGATACAGCGTGTTTCGCATAATCATGTCCTATATCGTATGCTTCTGGCACACAATTAGGTACTTTTTTTCCATTTTTATCTTTCATACCTACTTGTTTATATCCTTTCCAACAAGCATCTTGTAAATCTTTTCTTAACTCACCAAACATCTTCTTATATTTTTGTGTGTGTTTAGATGGTTTAGTCTTGGCATCTTTGTCTCCTGGCGCTGGTTTATAATCATCTTCATCATCACTTTTCTTATACTTTTGTTTTTTAAAGTAATCAGCTCTCTTTTCTTTCTCACCCTTTGATAAATCTTTGTAATATTTTTTAGGTTGAGTTCCAGGTTTTTTACTCACTGTTTTATCTTGTGGAGTTTTATCTTCTTCGATATTTGATACCGCCTTAAATCCATAATCTACATCAAGGTTGTATTCTCGCACTTCGACTTCTCTGTCTGCTGCGATCGGAATACAGTCCCATATCCATGCTTTGTGTAAATTGTTATTATTATCTTCGAGTACAACATAATTTGTACCTCGTCTTTTTACTGTTCCTTGTATGTCTTCTTTGACATAATCTACCTTGTCGTTGATGTTAAAGATCATTTCTCTAACATACAAATCTCTTATTTGGTTTTGTTCAAACTCTTTTAATGATACTATTGGTTTCTCTGGTGCTGAGTGTATCATACCACCATATGAAGCAGCTAAGTTCATTCCTTTTCTAACCATCTTTATTAGTTGTGGTACTTTTCTGTAACCAGATGGAACCCCTTTTGAAAAAGATTTCTCATCACCTTTTTCAGCTGCCGCTCTCATCTTACTTGCTGACATTCCAGTAGCGCCTTCAGCATCTGGATCTCTTTCCCCAGCAGATACAACTTTAATACTATCAAAGTTATAGTACCCATGACGTGATTTAACATCATTGTATTTTTTTAGTATACCTTCAAACTCTCTTACTCTATCACTACCAACTACCATAATTACATCTGAGTAACCTTTGTTGTGTAAATTAGTTGCTAAATCTAAAACCATATTAGTTGGATTTAGTTCTATGTTTCTAGCGTGTGTAGGAAACATATCTTTCATAACATTTAATTTATCTCTTGGACTTAATGGATTCTTTTTACTATCTTGCGATCTACTTAAATAAATTTTATAATCATTTGTTGGTAATGATTTAACTTTGTTAATAAGTTTTTCGTGTCCGATTGTTGGTGGATTAAATCGACCAAATGTAAATGCAACTGACTTACCTTTTGCTTCATGTATTTCTAAATCTTGTACTTCTTTATCTGTTACAATACCATCTTCTAAAATCTTTTTACATTTCTTATAGAATTTTAGATAGTGATATTTTTCTAACATCTTATAGATAACATTTTTAGGTAATCTATTTTTGACACCATAAGTTCTAATTTCATCTGGCGACATATCTTTATTAAATGCTGCTCGTCTTTCATCATCAACGCCATCGCCAATTTTTACTATGTCTTCTAAACTATCTTCTATTTCTTCTAACTTATCTTTAATCTTTTCTTGTAGATTTAAAATATCATTTGGTTGTAAATCTTTTAATTCGTTGTAATCTATTATATCTCTTTTAAGTTCACCTTTAACAACATCTAACTCTTGTACTTTTCTTTCAAAGTCTTTTACATATAAATCAGGATCAAAAACAAAATCATCTGGTCGTTTAATAAACTTATTTTTTTCTATATCAAACACAGCATCTGCTTTCTTATTTTGATCGTCATAAGTTTCCTGATCAGTAATGAAGTAATAATTAATTGGGTGTTTAGTTCCTGGTATTAATTTACCTTGTATGTTTTTTGGATTTTTTGCTGACAAGTATTTAAGAGAAAGATCAACTCTTTCTTGTTCTTGTTTTTCTTTTGGTACATCAAATAATACATTGATGTCTAAATCAGCATCATTTCTATATCTCTTTGTTAATATAGAACCAATCAATGCTATTTTGATAACAGGATATTCTTTAAACTCTTTAACTTGATCGTTAATTTGTTTTAGAACACTCTCTTTAATTTTAGGATTTTTAGTATCAGCATCATCAAACACAGCCGGAGCATATGTTCTTCTTGGTATATCAATGATACTTTCGTTTACAAAATCTTTAAATCTCATCTTCTTTTTAACTCTAATTCTTTCTTTATCCAGCTCATGGCTATACCATTTTCTGGTTTAGTTGTTAATCTACTTCTAATAAATTTAGAAGCTTGATTTAATACCATAGTTACTAATTCTTTCTCACTTCTATTATTATCTAAAATTATCATTTTGTTAGGACTGAACACTCTTTGAAATGAACCTATATTTGCTTGAACACCGTTCCAACTATTCTTAACAATATATTCAGGTACTTGTCTTGGTCTATTTTTATTTCTTTCTAAAGCAACATCTAAACTTGTATTTACAAATACCATATAACAATCATAACCCACTGCTTTTAATAAAGAAACTTGACTTTGAATTGTACTCAAATCTCTTCCTGTGGCGTCAATTACTAATCCCAATCTTCCTTGTATATACTGATCTAATCTATTACTAGTAGTTGTTTTAGCTCTTTGTCTAATAATATTTCTAAAGTATTCTTCTTCGTCTGGCATTTTAATTGAAAGATTAGATTTTTTTAAACCTCTTTCAAATGCTTGATCTGAATTTACTACTTTTAAACCTGTACCAGCAAATGCTGTTTGTGTTACAAATGTTTTACCAGAACCAGGACCACCAGCTAAAAAGAACGCTTTAAATATACCAGGGTCATAAACACCTTCATTCAAATATTGTCTAAACTCATTCAAAGTTTTACCCTTTAATCTATTTATTATTTTCTTCGCAATATCTTTTGGTTCGCCACCTTCTGCTTTGACTTCTACGAAACCAGGTTTGTTTCTATAATACTCTACAACAGGACCTGTTTCTTTTTTATATAACTCAATTCTATTTTTGATAATCTCTGGTTTGTCATCTGCTCGTCCTCTTTTAGTTAATCTTCTAATTACTTCTTCTGGACTTACATTTAGATAAACAATCTTATCTATTTTAATACCTTCTTTTTCTAAATCTTTTACTTGTTGCATGTATCTTGGATACCCATCAAATACAAAACCTTTATCTGCTTTCGCAACAGCATCTTTAATTAAATCTAATACAATATCAT